CATGAAAAAGCCCAACCTTTTCAGATTGGGCTAAGTCATTGAATTATATGGTCGGGACGGAGTGATTCGAACACTCGACCCCTAGCACCCCATGCTGGGTACTGTAGCGTCTCAACCTATTGTTTTTAAAGGATAACAACCTGTTTTTATGGTAGCAAAACATCCGTTTTTTTGTGCTTATGCAAACGGCAAACCGCGGCCTGCAGCGTAGGTTTTGCGCGCGACCTGCCGTCAGGTGAGTTCAATCCGGCGAGATACACGTCGCGATTGCTTGAAGTAAGATTGAGAACGCGATCAGGGCGACAGACCATCTCAACAGTGCGCCATTTCGCTTTCCATCATTGGCTGTTTCTAATGCCTGCAGGTTCAATTCTGCTTCGCCTGGGTAGTGCTGCTTGCCATCCCTCGCAGCCAGGTAATTGTCCACCAAAATGGTCTCTGGCAGCTCAGAGGTAGCTTTGCTGAGCGCGAATGCTTTCAAATCTATTTTTGTCGCGAGGCAGAGCGCGAGTAGTTGGCACGCGTAAGATGCGAGGTTCAAGGCTTTAACGACGGTCATGGCGCAGCTCGCTCAGAATGATGTGCCATATTGCCATGTGAAGCTGCTGTCGGCGAATTTGCCCACCATCATGTCAAGGTGACTTCGAAAGCAACGTAAGCTACTGATATAAAAGGTAAAATCCCCTAATATCGCTGGGTAAAAATTGCTTTTACACGCGATGAGAATCAACGACTTAGCGCTGTATTTTCCTACAGTGCTTTGCCCTTCTCCGGCGTTCTGCCGACATTGAATCTCCCTGCTACTCTGGATTCGTCCACGGAGGAAACCAAAATGCCGAACTCAGACCTACTCCCTTCCCTACTCTTCAAGATCAACGAAAACCAACTCGCCCTCGAAGCCGCCATCATGGAATTATCCAACTGGGTCGAGCAGCGCGGTTCTGCGGATGTCGCCGAGAACGTCCGGGGAGCTCTTTGGGCGATCGACAAGAACGAAGAATTTATCAAAATGACTTTGGCTGTGTTGATGACTCCCGACTGACAGCTCGTCGCCTCCCCCTCGCCCACCTGTCTCGACTCGATTACTGTACATGCATACAGCATTTGTACAGCGAATCTCGCAGCATGAATTTCGACCAAGCAAAAACCCTACGGCTCCAGCGATGGCGCGCGACTCTCGACGATCAGGACTTCCGTATGCAAAACCCAGAGGGGCATCGGGGAACTCTTCACGAAATGGCCGCTACGCTCCGCGATGAGGGCCTGATCGACCAGCTTGAACAGTTCGACATGAACGAGATGGCAGACGCGGCCTATTGGCATGCTGTCGAGGAGTTGCAGAGTTCGCCAGGCCATTACCGCGGCGCATCGACTTATGACGTCGTGCAGGCAGATAACGGAAAGCTACTCGGGACGATCAGCCGCTCGATTTTCAACTTCGCGAATGACGAGCCTCGCGGTGCCTCCTTCGCCTATGACGGGAAGAGGCGCGTACGGCTGCATGATCCACGCCGCCGGCGCCGGCGGTGGCAGGCACGTCGCAGCCTTTGGCAACGTCGGTTGAGTCGAGGAGGACTGACAACCGCATATCAGAAGTGGCAAGGCGATCGCGCAGGCGATCTTGGTTCTTTTGGGCATCGGTCATTTTCTCAAAGTGGGTTTTCTCGCTGGCCGAAAGCTTCTGCTCGAGCGCCAGGCGCTTATCCTGCTCGGCCTGTTGGGCGGTAGCCGCAGCGATGGTCAATTGATTGAGGGTTTCCGCGCTCAGCCTCGCCTGCTCCGCCAACTGTTGCCCATAACGCCAGTCCTGAAACTGCCAGGCGCTGCCGAAGCCGGCGAGCACCAGCGCAAGCGCGCCCACCGCTTTCCAAGGTACGACCATCACGGCACATCCCTGAAGAACACGTGACCACCCAACTTGAGCGTCTGCTTTGCCTTCGCCGCCCAGGCCGGGGCCTTGATGCTGGTGGCGTAGTAGTGCGTGGCACCGCCGGTAGGATCCAGCACTTTCCCGTCGATCACTTGGTCAGCCGCGATCCGGCACTGCGCCAGCTCGCGGAACGGAATCTGCTTCACGCCAATCAGGAACTGATAGTTCGGGTCTGTCTTGTTCCAGCAGCTGAACTGCCACGGCTTCTGGCAGACGCCGGCGTAGCCCTCACCCCACCACGATTTTTCCCTCCCATCAAACACGCGGTTGCGAATCGTCCAGGCCACGGCGATCTGGCCGGCAGTCCCTTCGCCGCGAGCCTCGCCCCACAGCGTGCGCGCGAGGATGTCTCGATCTTTTTCGGTTGCAGTCATCACTATCTCCAGGCACAAAAAAACCGCCTCATGGGCGGCCGGGTGTTCGTCATTGATCAGTTTGAAGTCGGTAATGGGTATCGCGCTTTGATCGCTGCAACCGATGTCACCCAAGGCGTAAAGTCAGGCTCAAGGCCTTGGCTCAATGCGTCGTAAGCGATCTCCAGACGTACCGGATCAGACTCCGCTTGATAGGCGGCGCGGCGCAGCGCGTAGACCGCGTCAAGTTCGGCCTTGAGCTGATCCGCTTTGCGCTGCTCGGCCGTGATGACTTTGCTGAAATCGATATTCATCGAGGCAGACTCACTTCGCCGTCAGGCGGGTTGGCAATATCAGCAGGGAAACATGCGGCTTCACTGGCGGCCGTGGTGATCGGTAGCGACAGGGTGATGATCAGTTGGCCGCCGACGCGCTCAACCGGCTGAGCGACGCGCGGGCAGCCGACCGCATCCGCAGGCAATGTTGCCCCGTCTGGCAAAGCCGTGAAATCGAACGTTTCGCCATCAATGGTAAGGGCATCCCCGAATTTGGACACCGTCATAACTCCATCCATGCGAATGGGTGAAAGTTTGATGATCATTTATTACTCCCGATTAAAACCATCGACCAACAGCCTGGAGGCGAGAAGCGCGTGCCGTCGCATCGCTGTAAAAGGCCACGCGGACCCAAGAAACATTTGTGGGGGTCGGAGGAGAGTTGAGACCGATTACACCGTTACCAGTGTTGGGCGTTCCCGTCACAACCGGCTCAGACCCGGCAACGAAAGCCGCCGGAAACGTCCACGTCGCAGGAACGCTGGTCCAACTGTTGCCTACAACCGTGCCAGCACCGATAGAACCGGTCGTGAACGTGCACAGCTGAGTTCCATCTGCAAATCGAACCCAGTTGCCGTTGGCATTGGAGCCGCTCTCGACGACATTACGACCGGCAAGCTGAAGTCCGACAGGAACGTTCAGTACGCCTGCATATGAGTAAGTCATGAACGGGCCGCCGGCGGTGTTGCCGGCATTCACTGAGCGCCAGCTGAAACCACCCGTCCCGCCACCCTGATTGCAGGTGAAGGACACAGCGCCCGACATGCCACTGCCATTTCCAATCTCGTTCCATCCAAGGAAGCCGCCGCCTGCTGAAGGCACCGCGCCGGCGGTAACGCGCAGCGAGTTGAAAGCGGGCGCGTACGAGCCGCCCGCAGAGGGCATTGCGCCGATACCGGCCAACAGCTCGGAATTGTTGTTCGCGGCGATCCCGGTTCCGCCCTTGCTCAACGGCAGAATGTCGTAGTTTCCGGTTGTGCCGAGGGCGGCCATTTTCGGGCCATAAGCGTTGACCCAGCTTCGCACCTCGTCACTCAAGGCTTTTTGGTAGCCTTGCACCGGAGCGACTGCATAGGTCGCATTCGACGCGGTTGGCCCAAGGTAAGGCGGGCTGATTGAAATCACCGTATCGCTCGCGACATTCGCAAGCTCATACAGACGCCCATCAGGGCCAATGAAGGCATCCCCAATCCGAGTATTTGCCGCGAAGGCAGTGTTTACGCCGGTCACGGTGCTTGAATTTTGGGTGACAGAAACCGTACCCAATCTGTGCCAGGGCATGGAAGCATCCTTTAAATTGATTAAGCGGCTTGTTTTGCGAAAACTGCCGGAAGGAAAAAAGCGAACGGATTTGATGCAGCAACAGTGATCGCGTAGAGCTTGTTGTTGGGAAAGTCCCACCAGCAGTAGAGGTTTCGGGGAATCCCACTGCCCGAAGTCATCGGCATGCCGAACGTGTTCAGGAGCATGAATTCGTTTTGTGGGAAGTCGAACGGAACCGAGTAATAGATGCGGGTGAGCCCTTGCGCATCGAGGTCATAGGTGACGTAGTTCCAGTTTTGGAAAGCCCGGGTGAACGTGGCATTTGGTGTTCCTGAATCGAACAGCAGTTTCCCAGCACCGTCCCACAAGCGCATTCCGTATTGAGCAACGGCCTGCGCAGCGAAGGCAGACACAAAATATCTTCCGTTGGGCTGAGCTGTGAGCGCGTTGTAGGCCCGAACATAGAACCCGGTCCAGTTGCCAGCCGATCCGATCAGCCTCATCTGACACAAGCCCGCAACCGCATTGACAGTATCAGGACGCACAAATACCAGCGGAGGCTCCTGCGAAGTCACTGGCTGTGCGAAATACGTCGTTGAGCCGAGCCCTCCCTCCTCCGTTGGTGCAAACCTCCCCGAAGAGATCACCATCAACCGAGCGAACTCGGAATCGAGCGTGATCACATTGTTGTTATTGCTGAACTCAAGACCATAAGCCATCAGCCCCACCTCATTACGATAAGGCGCATTGTTCCAGACGAAACGTTGCTGGCCGCATAGGTGCGCGTGTGGTTGTAAACCCGAGCTACACCGTCGAGCATTTCAGTCTCAAACTGCATTTGGTTGACGTTGTACGTACCGTTCGGAATCACGATGGCTGTTCCGTTGCCGGGCCCAACACCAGGGACAGAGAAGTCCTGACTGCTTTTTGGCCCGACCGGAAAAGTTACCAGTGTCGACAGCACAACTCGAATCGTGAAAGAGTTTTCGTCTAGCTGGAGCGCCCCGTCGGCGCCCCAGATTCTCACGCCATAAGCACTCATGCGTTCAAATTCCCCCACTGATAACGCTTGACGCCGTTCTCATCAAACACCTTGCCGCCGTTGTTGTTGATGGTTTGACGAGCGCCGCCGCCAAGAGGGCTGTTCAACTCGAAGTTGCCAGCCTTGTCGATGCGCCATCCCTGTACGCCGGCGATGTAATTATCCGACTGAATGAAGAAGCCAATCTTGGCGTTTCCAATCGAAGCGTCTTGGATGAAAGCAGCATTCATGAACACCTGTCCGCCCTGCACCGCAAACGGAACCGAGATGGCGCCGCCGGCAATGGTGTTGACGATGGCGAATCGATCCGCAGCAACCAGAAACTGGCTTTGCAAGCCTGCGCCAGTGTTCTCGATCCCAAGGCCAATGCCAGCGGCGACGTACTGTCCGTTTGCCGTGACCTGCATCTTCACCGACCACATAGTCGTCAGCTTGCCGGCCGTATCCGCGTAGGCGGTGGACGTCTGCTGAATGGCCGCTGAGTTCTGATCAACCGAAACATTCAGCTGGTCAATTTTCGTCGCCGTTGCCGAAGCGTTGGTGGCCACCACCTGTTCAAGCTGGGTGATGTTGGCTTCGTTCGCGGCGATCTTTGCATCGAACGTGGTGATGCGCTGGGCGGTGGCTTCGTTTTCAGACGCCCTGACCTTGCTTTCAGTCGCTA